CTTTCCAGCACTTCAAATGCGCTGTAATATTGGTTCACGCCGTTTTGATCAAGGTTGTAAAGACCGTAATGGCTTATCCGTGTATCGTCGAGCTGGTCACTGCCTGTATAGTCGGTGCTGTCAAAATCGTTGACGTAGTACAGAAAGTCGTCCGTGCCCCACAGGTGCGTCGCTCGCGTCTTATTTAAACAGTTTAACAAGTGTTCAACGCCTGACTCGATACCCGTGTACGCGCTGCCGTCGTTGTTGTACTTGACGCTTTTTAAATTGCCAAGGTCGTCCGAGGCTGTGAGCGTGTTTTGAATCGGGTAATAATCAAACGGCCGAATTACCTGTTCAGGCAACAGCACGCCGCCCCACCAAAAGTCGTCCGTGCCGTCAGGGTCTTTGCGAACGCTTACGCTAAAACGTATTTCCACGTTCGTGGCTAACAAGTCCATGAACGTCGTATGGTCGCTGTTTTCTTCCGTCAGCGTGAACGTTACTTCGCTACCAATGACGGGTTGGTATCGGTCTTCGTTGTTGCCGCTGTAGCGCAGTACAAAACCGTCAGCGCCCAGCTTAAAGGGCACGATACTGCCAACGTAGTCGCTGTCGTGGATATTTACCTGCCAATCGTTTCCGAGGTCGTCGGTAAATTCTGCCTGTAGTCGTATCGGGTCAGCCATTAAAATCCTCTTACTCGGTTTCGGTCAATTGCATTGCGTTCGCTCGTTAACAAGATGTCGCGGCCGCTGATCTTGCCGGTAACTTGTACCTGCTGCCCGCCCAACATGCCGCGCAGCTTGTCGAGTGGCGCGATTACTTCCGGGTTTGTCTTTGCGCCGGGGTACTCACCGACTAGGCCAAGCGTCGGGCCGCTAACGATGCCGCCGTCGGCAAAGGCTGGCAACGAATTGAATAAACCTTGAACCAAGGCAACGCCGGAGGCAACCAAAGCCGGAATAACAATAGGCGCAGCCGGGCCGGCAAATTTACCGCTGTTTATCATGGCTTCGATTATAGAAGCCTGTGAAGCAGCAAGGGCTGCACTTATCAAAGCTTTGGCCATTTCCTTCATTGCGTCCTTGCCTTTCTTTGCTCCGCTAATCATGTCGGCAAATGCCGCGCCGATAATGTTGCCAAAGGTTGCAGCCGTATCGGTCATTGCGTTCATAAACATTTCAAGCGGCGTAAGTTTGCGAACAAATCCCGGTACGTCAGTTTCTTCTAATCGGTTAAACAACGCGCCCAAACTGTGGTTAGCTTGGTCGGTGCTGTCTTTTACTGGCTTCCATATATCGGTGTTGGGTACTTCCTCAAGCTGATTTATGAGGAAACCAAGCGTATTGCTTTTGTCTTTTAGCTTCGCCGTGGTTTGCTCTGTGGCATTGCCTAAATCTGTAACGCTGTCGCCGGCGTTATCGGCTTCGTTTGCCGTCTGATTTAGCTTTAACGCTACGCCCTCTTCAAGCTGCATCATTGCGGCCAAATCAGCGTTGGCCGTTTCTAACGATGCTTCAAGCTTTTTCAGGTCGCGACCGGCTTGGCTGTTTGCTGTGCGTTTGTAAGGCGCAAGCTTCATAATTGCGTCGCGCTCTTCCTCTAATTGCTTTACGTACGCTTGTTGCGCCGTTACCGCGCCTTCAATGCTTGCGGCTTGCTGTTCTAAGTCAAGGCCGCCTAAACTCTTTTTGAGGTCGTCAACTTTATTGCTGCCTTCGCTGCTCGCGTTGTTCAGCATGATAACCGCGCCGACGACCAAGCCAATCGCAGCGGCAACCGCTCCAAACGGGTTTGCAAGCATCGTAGTATTGAGCAAAGCGAACGCCGTGCGCGCCATTTTTATACCGGTTACGAGGTTGGGTAAAATCAAAAGCACCGGGCCAATAGCAGCAGCAACGCCGGCAATAGCAAGCGCCAAAGTTTTTGTGCCGTCGCTCGTTCCCTGCAAAAACTGCACGAACGTTTTTAAGCGGTCCACAATCGGGCGCAGGTACTGCACCAAAAGGCGGCCAATTTCTTCCTGCAAATCGCCGAACGAATTAGCAAGCTGCGTGAATCCGCCGTCGGCTTCGGCTGCTGCTTCGGCACTGCCGCCGTATTGCTTGTTTAATTCGTCCAGTATTAGCGTTTGCGCTTCGGCAAGGTTGCCCGTTTCCGTAAGGCTTTTAATTACCGCTTTTTGGTCTTCGCTGAACTGGATACCCGAACGGCTCAACGCGCTGAGGTTTGCAACTGGATCGTTCAACGCTTTGCCCAACTGAATACTTGCGCCCTTCAAATCGCCGTCCAAGCGCGTAGCCAAATCTAAGGCGGCTTGTTGCGTACGTGCGAAGTTTTGGCCGCTAATATTCGTAAACGTCAAAAGCTGCGCAGTCGCATCCTTTAAAATAACCTCATCGCCAAACAGCGTTTTGTTTTGCAAATCGGTCGCCATCTTTTGCAGCTCCTGAGAAGTGAACCCGACTTGCCCGGCCGTCGATTTTAAACCGGCTTCGACCTGTGCAATCGCTTTATTTTGTTCGCGGAATGCCTGCACGCTGGTCGCGCCCATAATGGCAAGCGGCGCGGTAATTCCTACCGTAAGGTTGCGCCCAAGGTTTTGAATTTCGCGCGTGTTCTTCGCTATGGTTTTGCGAGCGTCGCCAAGGTTTTTATTTAGCTGCGAAGTATCCGCGCCAACTCGTAAAATTAAATCGCCTAGTTTCGCCATGTCATTGTGCTAATGAACGCAAGATACTAAACCCGTCGGCGGCCTTTTCTTTCTTTTCCCAAGGGAACGTAGCAAGATCTTTTGGTGTGATCCGTTTCTTTACGTGTGGATTTACTACGATGGCAGCCAGCCAGCGCGTGCGCTCCCATTCCGCCTTTTCGCGTTCTTCGATTTGTTTGTAGTGCCCGCGCATGGCGTTACCAAATTCTGAGAACGTAAGGTCGTAAAGCAAAACGGGGCTAAGTCGCAATTGACCTAGCCCCATTTCCTCAATTTCGTCCCAACTCAACGGCTTGCCTTGGCCCTCGTTTTTTTTTGAGTGCCCATGCAGTCGGCAACGGTTTTGCTCAGTGCAGGCAAGTCGGCGATTTCAATCAGTCCGAGAAAGTCGTCAACGTCCATTTCGAACGCCATGCCTTGCGCCTTGCAACCTTCCTGAACGAAGTAGTAAACCAGTTCAGGGATCAACGTTACGTCGTTGCTGTCAACCTCGGCAACCTTTTTGCCGGTGTTGTCTTCAAAGCGTTTCCAAGCTCGCATGGTAGCGCGAACTGGAAACGTTTTGCCGTCAAGTTTAATTTCAATCATGCAGCAAAGTTATCACGAAATCACTTCGCGAACAACTGTGCCCGTTACTTCGATTGTCATTGAAAAGCCTACGTTGTCTTCAACGCCTGCGGTTTGTTCGAGGCTGGTGATGTAGCCGCTAACGTCGAACTGCTCGTCGCCTGTGTTTGCCGTCGAACCCGAACCCGTGTTCGTGAAAATTACGTAAAGCAAGTCGCCCGCGATTTGGTGGTCGATTAGCTGATTAAATCCGTTGGTTGCATCCTCAGCAAACAAACCGGAAAGGCTCAAACTTGCCGACTTGAGGCCGGGCAAAAGCTCGCGCCAACCGCCGCTGGTTTTCGTGGTAATATCGCGCATGTCGGTGGACATGCTGATGCTGCATTCTGTTACGTGGTCAACTACTACTTCGCTGTCGTCCGTCGTGCCCAAAAAGACGCGAATGGATGAGCTGTTAATGATGCCTGTTGTTTGGGCCATTATTTCTTATTTTTTTTTGGTTCTGTCTTTTCGGGCTTGTCCAAGTATCCGCCTTTCTTAAGCTTTGCCGCGAATTTGTTGGATACATCTACAACCGTTCCGGCGGGCCATTTCCAACCGTCCTTGTTGTAGGGTTTTTGAATCGTTACCTTCATGGGTGCAATTTACTGAATTTAAATTTCGTCAGTTTCGAACCAACCGTTTTGCACCATGTAGTCATGATCCCGCACCGTTGTCGTGCTAGGTATGATGTGCTCGAACGGAAAGCTGTAATTGGTCTGCACGTATGCGCTCAACTCAAACCGCTCGTCGTTGGTCAGCTCAGGAAAGCACGCCACGAGCTTCTCCAGCGTCGCCGCTTCGTGGACGTGGATGAGGTAGTCGGTATCGACTTGCAGCGCGTTCTGTACGCCGTCGGGGTGGACTACGATACCGAACACGGTGGAAGCCGCTTCGCCTTCTGCCTGAATGAGTACGGGCCGCGATATGTTGTAAAGTTCTCGCGTGATTTGGTACGCTCTTCGTTCGCTTGTCTGCGTGGCGGTTGGTAAAACTATGATGTATCCGTTCATCAGTAGATTGAATAGAAGGTGTTGATATTGTCCTCGATGTTCGTGCGGTTGCTCGATTGGTCGGAAGTGTACAAGATGAATTCTTGAATGTTTCCATTCAAATAAAAATTATTGCCAATAGGATAGCGTCCTAATTCCGTACTGGAAAAACTTGTAGTTGTTGTCCCATACAACTCGCCTAAGTGATAAACACTTGTAAAGGCATCATGTACGTTATCGCGCGTAGCAACAGCTACACTAACTCCGTCTTTATAACCTGTTACACTTGTTAGTCCTGTAGTACCATTATTTGAATTTCCATTCGTCGATACTGGTGCTAAATATGCATTTGTATCATCGCCATGCAATATCCACCTGTTGTTGTTGCTTGTTTCCCCTGTCCAATCACCAACCCAATAATAACTCACGTTGTCGCCGCTTGCCGCGCTCAAACTGCCCAAGTCGAAGAAATCGTTGCTGTCTAAATTTATTGCTGGCTTTGTGCCTTCCGTCACCACGCCCGTCGTCCCGTCGTAAATCTTCGGCATATTCGCCGTAGTCGTTTGCGCCGCCGTATTAGTGTTTCCCGATTGGTCGTACCAGTAACGAATGAACCCATCGTTTGACCCACAGTGGGCAGCCAGCGCAACCGTGTCAAGCTCTCCAAAAACATTGGGGTAGATGTCAGCGTAACTCGAGCCGTTCCATACGTTTATCAAAGCCCCTGTGTACGTCGAGTCCAAAAGCCGCAAGGAATAAGCCGCCGCCGCCCCTGAGTACGTGTCGAGCAGTGGCGTGTTTTGGGTGAAGTAGTCGCCTATGTTGGATTCGATGGAGGTGCGAACGCTGGATTTGTCGGAGGTGTAAAATATTAACTCCTGATGTTTGCCGTCATAATATTGACTTGCGCTGCCATTTGTCCACCAACCTATTGCGCTATTGCCGCCAATTGCATTCCAATTTTGAACGGTATTTAGAGATAAACTTTGGCCGTCTTCCCACATAAATACATCCGTCGCCGCTGTTCCCGCGCCGTCGTAAATATTTGTGTTTAAGTGTTGATTGGTATTAACGAGAACGGTATCATTGGGCGCGGCTTTATTGCCAATTATTGCGCCTTTTGTGTCGTAAGATGTATTCCCGCTAAACTCTAAACCAAAAACATTATTTCCCGCCGTATTTTTTACAAAATAAGAATGCCAAAAATCAGAAGTCGTTGGCGAGCTGTTAAGCGCATAAATATTAAAAGCAGAAACACCTGAATCAAAATCAAAATCAGAAAAGGTCAAATAATTGCTTGCCCCATCAAAGTCCAACGCCACCTTGCCGCCCTCCTTCACCAACGCCCCACCCGTGTAAATCGTGGGTTCTGCTCCTGTACTCGGTGCGGTCGCTGTATTCCCGTTTCCTGATTGGTCAAGCCACTGATACACCGTGCAGGAAGTTCCTGAACAGAAGGTATTTATGGCTGCCTCGTCGATGTTGCCTGAACCGTCGAAGCCTATGGTTTGAGTCGTCGAATCCGAAGCCCTGCGAATTACCATGCAATCGGTTACGTTGCCATTCAGCCGCCGCGTGGAGTACGCCGCTTCCGCGCCGCTTCCGTAGCTCTCATTTAAGAGACCCGTAAACGATGGAGCCGCTGTTACCTCTTCCCACGTTTGAATCAACGTAAACGGTGGAGTGCCGTAAGTGTCTCCGTCCCTGAAGCCTTCGAACGTGCTTTCCGTTGCGCTGTATGCTGTATCGTCTGCAAAGGTGTGGATCAAAGTAAAGTCACCAATGACCGCCCCGCTTTCAAGGAAGCCCGTTTTGTGGTAAATCTTTCGCTTTATTACCTTGCCCGCTGTAGGCGTGTCGCTTTCGGGGTCTATAAAGATTCCATCACCGTCAGACTTGACCGTATACACTCGCTCGGCAAAGGGTACAATTGACTGCTTGTTGTTTTCCGCTTCGTCCACAAATCGGTTGGTGAAACTCGGTAACGATTTAAACACGCCAGACGTTCCGTCATAAATCAAAGCTTGGTTTGCCGTAGGCGTTCCCGCTATCGTTACGTCGCTCAGGTCGTTCAATGCGCTCGGTACTGCGCTGGTGTCTGCTTTTGCATCGAGTGCCGTTTGCGTGGCTGTACTTACAGGTTTATCTGCGTCGCTTGTATTGTCTACATTGCTAAAATCGGCACTGTTAGCTTTTAGGTTCAGCTCCGTCTGCAAACCCGTCACGCTGCCA